TATAAAGAAAAAGAAGATGAGTGAACAAGTTAATCACCCCCAACATTACGGAGGGGAAGACAATCCATACGAAGCCATCAAAGTTATTGAGGCGTGGGAATTAGATTTCCATCTTGGAAATACCGTTAAGTATATTTCAAGAGCGGGAAAAAAAGAAACAGATAAAGAATTACAAGACCTTAATAAGGCTCTATGGTATCTACAAAGACGAATAGATAATTTAAAGAATAGTAAGATATGATAGAAACAGGAAAAATATTACAAGGTGATTGTATTGAGGTAATGAAAACATTACCATTAGAATCTGTTGATTTAGTTGTGACATCACCACCATACAATGTTGGAATTGATTACGATAGTTATGACGACAGAATGAGTATGGAAGATTATTGGGACTTCACAAGACAATGGTTGACCGAAGCGTACAAGACATTGAAAGATGATGGTAGGATTGCAGTAAACATTCCTTATGAGGTAAATGTACAAGACAGAGGTGGACGAGTATTATTCATGTCAGAGTTTTGGGCCATTATGAAAGAGGTTGGGTATAAGTTCTATGGTCTTGTTGACCTTGATGAGAATTCACCACACAGAAGTAAGACCACAGCTTGGGGTTCATGGATGAGTCCTTCAAGTCCTTACATCTACAATCCAAAGGAGTGTGTTATCTTGGCTTATAAGAAAGACAGGATTAAGAAAATTAAAGGTGAACCACAATGGAAAGCTGACATGGTTGACATGGAACAGGAAGATGGTACCGTAAAAACCAAAGCGGTATATCAGGATGAAGATAAGAAAGAATTTATGTCTTTGGTTTATGGTCAGTGGGAATATTTTGCCGATACAAGACAACAAACTAAGGCAACCTTCTCAATGGATATCCCAATGAAGGCAATTAAGATTCTTACATATAAGAATGATGTGATTTTAGACCCATTCACTGGAAGTGGTACTAGTTTATGTGCCGCTGAGATTAGTGGAAGACGATGGATTGGGATAGAATTGAGTGAAAACTACAGTAAAGTTGCTCAAGATAGAGTTCAACACTTTATTGACCGAAATAAACAAATGGAAATGGAATTTAAATAAAAGGGTTTAACAACCCTTTTTTTTGTTTTATGGATATTTATTTAAAAAACTAACATGGGACAAAAAATTATAAAATTAACAGAATCGGATTTAACAAGAATAGTTAAACGTGTTATTAAAGAACAAACAGAGGGATATAATTACAATAGAGCAATCCAATGTTTTTTAAATAAAAAAGGTATCAAAGATGATACAGGAAAGGCATTGGTAATTGATGGAAGTATTGGTAATTATCCAAAATCTAAATCAGCACAAGCAATAAGTAATTATCAGGCTAAAATTGGAGTATATCCTGCTGACGGAGTTTGGGGTCCAGATACTATGGGTAAGATGGCAAATAAAGATAAAGAGATGTTCAAACAATGTGTTTCTGATTATGGTGATATCCTTGATAAGGGCGCTCACTTCTTTGGATTAGATTAATGAGAATGTTAATTAAAGAAACAGGAATAAGAGATATTTCAGCTTTAAGAAAAAGATATCCTAAAGCTGAAATATACTTTCACCAAGATTTGGATGGAGTAACAACTGCAATTGCAATGAAAAGATACCTTGAAAACAATGGTATTGAAGTTGTAGGTACTCACATAATCCAATACGGTGACAAAGAATTCTCAGTTAAAAAGAACGACGCACAGGGAGATGTGATGCCAGTTCTTGTGGACTTTGCTCACGGTAAGCCAATGTTCGTAATTCATACGGACCACCACGACAAACAAGTGGGAGTTGAAAAAGGTACTTCAAAACAATTTAGAGGTGCTCGTTCAAACGTAGAAACAATATCACAAGTGGTATCACCAAGAGATTTGTTTCCATCATCAGACATCTTATTAATCAATACTGTTGATTCTGCAGATTATGCTAAATATGACATTACACCTGATGAGGTGGTTAATTACATTTATCGATTAGATAAAGACAAACCACTTCAAAAGAATAAAATGTTATTAGGTTTGGTTATTAATAAGTTATTGTTGGCGTTTAAAAATAAACCAGGGTTTTTAGAATCGTTAGTTATGGATTCAGAACCATCTTTAATGTCTATTTTAAATAGTATTAAAGATTGGATGAAAAAAACAAACGCAGCTAAACCTGAAGAACTACAGAAAAACGCTGAAGATTATAAACAAAATATGAAGAACTATCCAAGAGTTAGTGATAGTATCATTTTTCAATATGGTGGTGGTAATATGTTTAAACCTGGTTCTTATGATAGATACACACCATTTAGAAACAATCCTGAAGCGGACTTTTTAATTATGGCATGGCCAATGGGATTGGTTCAAGCATCTTGTAATCCATTCAAAAAAGAAAGAGAATTAAAAGGTGTTAACTTAGGTGAAATTGCTCAAGAAGTTATAAGTAAATGGGAAGACCAACTAAAACAAAGAACAATTCCTCTATCAACTATTAAGTGGGTTAGTGAAACTTCTGTGGGTCCTGAAAGTATTGGATTCACATTTAAAGACTTTGAAGCATTATATGGTGATAAGTTTACTACTATAGACGGTGGTGAAAAAGTTTTGGACCATATTCAAGATATGATGGAAACACCATTCAAAGATTTAACTGAAGAACATAGAAATATGTTAGATAAAATTGGAATCAATGCATGGGATTTAATTCAATCAAATTCAGGCGGACACAAATGTATTACAAACATTTCTGGTTTAAATTATTTGGGTAGAAGTAAAAGACCACCTCAATCTCAAAATAGATATGACTCTGAAAGTGATGATTCACCTTCAGTTAAGTTTACAAAGATGATTGCAAATGAGTTTGAAAGAAAACTTAAAGAAAAAATTGCAGAATCAAAGTAAGTATTCAACTGTATCACCTGGTTCAATCTCCAAGTATTCACAACTTCCACCTTCAACTTCCAATACAATATTTCCATTTCCACCATAACTTGGACATTCATTACCGTTACAAGGAGGACAATTATAATGTATGTTTACAATGACATTATTTCTAATGATGAGAATATCTAATGGTATAATACAATTCTTCATCCAAAAAGATTGTTTGTCTCCACCCATTAAAAATAATAGACCTTCGAACGTAGCTCCAAATGTTTTACCCATCATCCCAATAGATTGAGATTTCTTATCTATTAAAGTTTTTACATTAAAAATATTGTCGTTGATTCTAACTTTCATACATATAAATACAAATAATAGTGGAAGATATGTCAATTTAAACTTTTTTATAGAAAAAATTTGACTTATCCATAAAAATATAGTACTTTTGAAATTGTTGGGTATATTTATTGTTTCAGTCAGAAATGACGGACATCCCCAAAAAAAGTTTCATAATATATATTTGACAAAATGAGAATTTTGTTTTAACTTTGTGAAACAATTGAGATGAGAGTCTCAAAAAAAAATGTCCCACAGACATTTGATTATTTCAAAAAATAGTTTTATCTTTGTGGGACATTACTTTGAAAGTTCTTTTACTTAAGATATATCGCGAGATGGTAGCAGCGGTAGCTCGCAAGGCTCATAACCTTGAGGTCGGGGGTTCGATTCCCTCTCTCGCAACAAAAAAAAACTTCACAAAAAGTTTGGTAAATTGAAAACTTTATTTTACCTTTGTGAAACAATTAAGAAAACGTTCTTTGAATTAAAGATATTGGGCGGTCTATAGTCCATAAAATAAACCATGAAAGTGGTATAAAGTGAATCATTTGGTTAAGTGGTTTGCGGCTTCCGAAAGGGAGCTCGAGTAGACAAGCGAGATATCGTTAGACCTTGAGTACCGAGGGTGACACTGTAGGGAAACTGGTTTAATGACCAAGCGATGTGGGTCGTTTGGTTGAGGTGGGAACACCAATAAGAATAACTCGTAGAATTATTGTAAGACACATGGTTATCCGACCATACTATTGCGTGATTCAATATTAAAGTGGGTTTAAAACCGAAAGGTAAGAGGTCGTACAGGTGGTGCTGGTGATTCCTTCTTAAAGTCTCTACCAAGGGATTTAAGATGAAACAAACTTGAAGTATGAAGATAGGGATATCTTAGGGAGTAGTTAAGTATCGTGTCGTTCAAAAGATGACATGGCTTGGTCGGCGAACCGCTACTTTCATCATCCACAACCGCAAACTTTGTTAATTGATGTTTAACAACTAAAAGATACAAGGAAAAGCGTTCGCCAGTCGTGATTGACAGGTCACTACATAGTCATGAGATGTTCATGGCCGTAAAGGGTCCCAAGCCCAATACGATTGTTGTGAAAGTTCTCTAAGTCCGCAAGACATAATCAGGGTGGCAACCTTGAAGAGCAACGAGTAAAAACAGAGTAGATTACGACTTAAGGATTGGTTAATCTAATTGACCGTGACTGAGAGGTACTTCTCAAAAGGAAGTGGAAATCGGAGTAAACAATAATCTCCTGTAAAGTCTCTCGTAAGAAGGTGTATTCTCAACCTGACGCCAAGAACCCCGACAAGAAATTGTTCGGGGTTTTTTGTTTTACAGGATATTTATTATTATGGAAATAATAATAACTGAACAACAATTAAAAATTATAATTGAGAGTGATTCAAAAAAACAACTAACAGAAAAATGTTGGAGTGGTTACACTCAAAAAGGTATGAAAACAATGTTTGGTAAAAAATATCCGAATTGTGTTAAAAAAGAGGCTGACGAAACAAATGAGGCTTCAAGTCCTGCACAACAAGCGGCAATTGCCATCAATATGAAGAAAAAAGGTATTTCACCCAAAAACGAAACTTTATATGAAGATGAATATGGTTCAGTAGAAGAAACCAATTTTATTATTGGTGATTTAATAACCGAAGC